GTAGATAAAGACGCTACCGAGGCGGCTGTTGCTGCCCAGATCGAAGCTCAAAAACATCCCGTAACTGCAACTGGTGTACCTTGGAGTCAATAATGAACGATCAGAAAATTGAACTGTCCCTGAGTCTTGTAAACGCTGTTCTTCAGTATCTTGGGACTCGCCCTTACGCAGAAATCTTCCAGCTTGTTCAGGCAATTCAAGCTCAAGCTGCTCCGCAGGTAGCTGAAGAGGAAGTCCAAGAAGCTCAGGCTGCATAAAGCGGCAAACAGACCGATGGTGCATAGATGTGGAAATGGTTTCTTCTCCTGATCCCTGCTGTAGCTTACGCTCAGGCTCCCACAGCCTTTGCACCATCCATGTCGGCAATGTCTCAAGATGTTTGTGCTGTACCTGTATCAGGGGCAGTAAGTTCCACAGTAATAGGTTTTTCTGGAGGAACAGTTGTAAAAGATGAAAACTGTGAAAGAATTAAACTTGCCAAAGTTTTAAACGACATTGGTTTAAAAGTTTCTGCTGTAGCAGTTTTGTGTCAAGATCTCCGTGTTTGGGAAGCTCTTGAGATGTCAGGAACTCCTTGTCCAATAGGAGGAGCGATTGGTGAAGCTGCTAGGAAAGCTTGGATTGAGCTTCATCCTGATCGGTTCATTAAACTCTATGGACGTGTTCCCGGGGGTTAAAAATGTTCACGCCTGCCCTTGCTCTTCTCTTAAGAATTCGCCACAGACGTGCAGAACGATCAGGATTGAGCCCTGTCCCGCAGGTCAAGTTGGAGGACAAACCCTCTATCGAGACTATTCCTGTGTCGGTTCCTCATTCACAGATACCGGCTTTTACGTCCATCAAGCCACCTGTAAAACCCCGCAAGAACCGCAAATCACGCCCTGTTCTATTAAGTCAGAAACGAAAACAGAAAGCTGCCCAACCGGATACGCAGGAATCCAAACCTACGGCAGGACCAACATTTGTGTGGAAGGACTAGAGAAATGGAACCCTTGGCAACGAACCGCATCCTCGTGTCTTCAAGTCAATCCGCTTTCCCCTCTGTTCATTCCTGCCCTGTATCCCCGTGGAGAATCTGTAACTGTGATCCCGGAGACTGTGCAGACACCCCCATCGAGCAGTCCTGCCCTCCCCCAACCTTCATTGAATCAAACCCCACTCCCTCCTCAGATTGATATCAGTCAATCAGGATTAGAAGGCATGAGTCTCGATGGATACCGAAGGAACCAAGACTTTCTCTCTGAGCTTATCTCCGCAGATGCTGCTTGGCTTGATCCTAACGGCCCTGCCGGTAGTGGGTGGAGGGGGTTACGCCGGAGTGATCTTTTTCGAGAAGATGAAGTCAACAATTGAAGCGGTGGAGGGGTATGTGCCCTATGACGATACCGCATTTAAAGAAGCTATTAAAACCTTTGAGCTTGAATTAAAAAGTGTCAAAGAGAGGCAATTACAAACTGCTGAAGCCGCAGTCAGGGTGGCGGAAAGAGCTTCAGATGCAATTGCCTTAGCCAGAGAAACGAAAGCCCTGACAACAGGTGGTATAAGCGAAGCAAAGGCTATGGGAAATGAAACCAAGTCCATTGCTGAAAGTCAGGCTAGGGAAATTCGATCAGCTTTGGAAGCCCAAACAAGGGAAGTGAATGCAAGGCTTGCAGCACTCAAACAGGATTTAGATTCAACTGTGGCTGCATTGAGGGCAGAAATGGCTCTGCTTAAACGTGCAACAACAAACCCATTAAGTAGATGAAAGACGATGACGAAGAATTCCACGATAAGTTTGCCGCAGAGGTTGGATTCCTGATCGGCGTTATCGGTATATGTGCAGTTTTATTGGCTTTAGTTTTAGGAGAGATGTATGGCTGGTTGGTCAACTGAAGAGGTTGAAGTCAGGGTTTGGGCTCTGATTGCAATCAGCCTTGTTTCAATCCTTGTTTTGTCTGTGATCTCAATCATTGCTGGTGTTCTTTTTGTGGAACACGACATGGAGCGAATCTCTCCAATTGATACACAACTGATTGGGATTTTGAAAGACATTATGCTGCTAGCAATTGGGGCTGTAGGTGGAATTGTTGGTCGGAAAGGTTCCTATGCAGCAGCTAATTTAATCTCCAAAAAAGGAGAAGAGGATGTTACCCCTCGGACCACTACTTGAAGTTGGCGGCAAGATATTAGAAAGAGTTCTGCCTGATCCGGAGGCAGCAGCTAAGGCGAAGCAAGAACTCGCCGCGCTAGAGCAGAATGGTGAATTAGCTAAGATGGCTAATGAAACCAAGCTCTTTGAATTGAACGTCAAGAACACTGATTCTGCTCGGGAAATGCAGAAGGTCACTCGGAGCAAGATCCCGGCAATGTTGTCTATTGTCACAGTAACCGGATTCTTTGCTTTGCTCGTCGGTGCGGCTACAGGTTACATGACGCTCGCAGGATCAGATGTCATGATGCTTTTGTTGGGCGTTCTTGCTCGTGAAACCGCATCCGTTTACAACTTTTGGCTTGGATCATCCAATTCCAGCCAGCAAAAGGACCTGATTAAAAAATGAACTTCGACAAAGCCTTAGAGAAGGTTCTTCATCACGAAGGGGGTTTTGTGGACCACCCCCGAGATCCGGGCGGAGCAACCAATCTCGGATGTACCAAGGTTGTATGGGAAGAATGGATTGGCCATCCCTGCACAGTAGATGATATTAAAGCACTGACTCCAGAAGACGTTGGTCCTTTGTATCGAAAGAAATACTGGGATACGGTTAAGGCAGATGATCTTCCTGTAGGTTTGAATTACTGTGTTTTTGATACTGCCATCAACTCCGGCCCGGGAAGAGCAGTTAAGTTTCTTCAAGAGGTTGTGGGTTCCACGCCTGATGGTGTGATTGGCCCTAAGACCTTAGCTGCTTTGCGCGAACTTAATCCAAAAGCGGCAATTAACGCCTATTGCGACAAACGGCTTGCCTTCCTCCAAGAGTTAAGCACTTGGGACGTGTTTGGCAAAGGTTGGGGCAGAAGGGTTGAAGAAGTTCGTCAATCAGCACTTGAAATGTTGGACGCATCATGAAAACACCCGCTTGGACCCGTAAAGAAGGCAAGAACAATAAAGTGTGGATGTGATAGATTGGCGCAATGCAACGCTTTAATTCATACATCATCCGAGCAGCGGGCGACGATTCTCCCGCTTTTTGCGCAAAATGCGGACAAGACAAACCGCCTTCAGCATATTATGCGCACAGCAAGCGCAAAGATGGTGCAACAAGGTATCGTCCGTATTGCAAAGCGTGCCGCGTCAAAGGTGGTAGGAAAAATTGGGCAAGGCCGGTTCATTCGGCCATCCTTGCAGCAGACGTGCAAAAATGCAAAATTTGTAGCGTTGACAAACCGCTTTCGGAATTTTATGCAAACGGGTGTTTTGCAGACGGCACAAAGAAGTACCGTAGCAGATGCAAAATATGTGTGCTTACAAGAGCTAAGCAAGATCAACCAAAGGCGTACGCTACAAAATCTCAGCGGCGTTCCGCAAGCCCAAAAAATTTCATATCTAGCATTCTTAATCACGCCACAAAACGCAAGCAGCACCTTAAGTTTGACCTTGATCTGGTCTATCTTCTTCAGCTTTACACGCAGCAGCAAGGACGCTGTTCTTTGTCTGGAGTCGAAATGACGTATCAAGCTGGTTCTGGGCGTGTAAATACGAACATTAGTATTGACAGGATTGACAGTTCTATTGGTTATGTGCGCGGGAATGTGCAGTTTGTGTGTGATGTTGCCAATCGCATTAAACAAGACTTACCTCAAAAAGAGTTGCTACTGTGGTGTCAACGAATTTTGGAGCATGGGAAATGAAAAAGTTTAAAACTCCTGCTTGGTCTAGAGCAGAAGGACAGTCAAAATCCGGTGGTTTAAATGCCAAAGGCAGAGCTTCTTACAATGCAGCTAATCCGGGTAAACCGGGATTGAAGCCTCCTCAGCCTGAAGGCGGGTCTCGTCGAGATTCATTTTGTGCCCGGATGAAAGGGATGAAGAAGAAGTTGACTTCCGCCAAAACGGCAAACGATCCCAATAGCCGTATTAACAAATCTTTGAGAGCTTGGAAGTGCTGACATGGAAATGATGGTTTGGAATATCATTCTCACTGCCATTGTTGCTCTTCTGGGGTATATGGTGAAAGAGAAATTTGCTGAACTTAGCCGTATTAGCATTCTTCTTAATAAAACCAGAGAAGAAGTGGCTAGGGATCACATCACTCGATCAGAGTTTAGAGCTGATGTTCAACAGCTATTAGATCGTTTTGATCGAATTGAAAGAAAACTCGATTCTCTTGCAAATCATCACAGAGGGGGTCAGAATGCCGTTTAAAAGCCCCAAGCAGGAGCGTCTCATGAGAGGCGTGGCTCATAGTCCTAGTTTTGCCAAGAAGGTTGGCATCCCTCAATCAGTGGGCAAGAAATTTGTCCAAGACGCTAAAGAAGGTAATGAAATGAAATCTGTTAAGAAAATGATGGGCGGTGGAATGTATGCAGCCGGTGGTATGCCTATGGTAGAAAAAGACGGAAAGAAAATTCCGGCTTTTGCTGCTGATGGAAAAGGCAAAATGGCCAAAGGCGGTATGGCTGGTATGCACAAAATGCCTAATGGCAAGATGATGAAAAACTCAGAAATGCCTAAGCCTCCCATGAAAAAAATGGCTTCAGGCGGATTGTCTGCTGGTCATAAGCAGGCTGATGGTGTTGCCACTAAAGGCAAAACCAAAGGTGCTCAAGTTAAGATGCGTAAAGGGGGGTATTGCTAATGAAACGTCGATTCCAATCAGGAGGGATTAGTGAAGATATCCGCCAACGAGCTTTGAAATATGCTTCTATGGCTCGTCCTGACACGACAGAAGAAAGCGAAGAGCAAAAAGCCATGCTTCGTTCTCAACCCGGTCGTGATGACAAACCTTCCATGAAAGCTCGTAAAGAGCTTGATGATTTGATTACTCGTCAATCACGGAAGTATTCTTCAAAAGCAGCGATGGAAGATGCTATTGAAGAAATGAATAGGCGTAACGCTAAAACCGCAGATGATTATCGCGTCCTAGATGCTGCCAAGCGAAAAGATAATTTTGCTGGTGCTGCTGAAGGAAATGCTTATCAGGAAGCAGATGAGAAGCTACGCCGTAATCGTGCAATGCAAGCTCCTTCTCCTGCTGACATTGGAATGTCTGATGAGGAATATAGTCGCCGGATTAAAGGTCAGGGACTAGAAGGCGTTTATCCTGAGTCTGTGGTGGGTGGAGCTGGGCTTAAAGGGCTTCAATCATTGGCTGCTAAATTGGCTGGCAGGAAAGAAGCCAAAGATGTTGCTGAAGAGTTTGGTCGTGCAGGATCAGCCAGAGCCCTAGCAGAACGCGCTAGAAGGCAGAAAATGGCTGAAGATGTACGGAAGGCTCAAGAGAGGCGTAAAGCAGCCTCAGAAGCCCGTAAAACCCGTGAGCAGAGTCGTATGGAAGGTGAGGGAATGGGTTCCATCACTCCCCGTATGTCTCCTAAGCGTGAAGCTCCTCCTCCCCGGGACTTTGATGAACTCCGGATGTCTGGAGAAGGCATGGGCTTTAAGAAAGGTGGTAAGGCTCATAAGGCTAAGGGATTTGCCCAAGGTGGATCTGTTTCTGCCCGGGCTGATGGTATTGCCAAACGTGGAAAAACCAACTGTAAGATTTGCTAAGGATTGATCATGGATAACCTTAAGAAACGGATGCAAAAGAAACCTCGTGTTTTGGGTCCGTTTGAAGCTGCCACTCCCCCGGATAGTTCTGAAGATGATGCTCAAGTTTTGGCAAATGCCAATCGTTTGAAGCGTGTTCAACAGAACGACATGATGCGTGATCGTGTACCTTCTCCTGCCATGCAGCGCAAGTTGCAAGAGATGGCAGATGATGAACAGATGCAACGCGATATGGATCGTGCTGCTCGTGAAGCTCCTGCACGGTCTATGGGCACGTTTAACCCTCGTAAAAACTATGCGATGGGTGGTCAGGTAGGTTCCGCATCAAAACGGGCAGATGGTTGTGCAGAGCGTGGTAAGACCAAAGGTCGTTTTGTTTAATCGGAGAACGTGATGATGAGTTCCAGAGGCATGGGCATTATTAACCCAGACAAAATTCCTGTTACCAAACGCCGTAAAGATGGGGATGAGTTTAGTGTCTATGCCGAAGGGGGTCGTGTAAACGAAGCAGGAAACTACACCAAACCTGAAATGAGAAAGCGTCTGTTCAATCAGATTAAATCTCAGGCAGTTCAAGGAACAGGTGCAGGCCAATGGTCAGCTAGAAAAGCACAACTGCTTGCAAAGAAATACAAAGAAGCAGGTGGTGGTTACAAATGAAAGCCCCTCAAAAATCTCTTAAAGATTGGGGGGATCAAAAATGGAGAACTCGCAGTGGTAAAAAATCTTCTGACACGGGTGAAAGATATCTTCCAGAAGCTGCGATCAAAGCTCTTTCCCCCAAAGAATACGCAGCAACAACCCGAGCAAAGCGAATCGGCAAAGCCGCCGGGAAGCAGTTTGTAAAGCAGCCTCCTTCGATTGCCAAGAAAACCGCAAGGTATAGAACATGACTACCTCTGGAACCGCATTATTCAACCTTGATTTTGCCGAATTGGCTGAAGAATCATGGGAGAGAGCTGGTCGTGAAATGCGGTCAGGTTATGACCTTCGTACAGCAAGAAGGTCTATGAACCTTTTGAGCATTGAGTTTGCTAATCGAGGGATTAACCTTTGGACGATTGAATCAGGATCCCAAGTTCTTACCCCGGGAACTGCAACGTATAACCTGCCTGCTGACACGATTGACATCATTGAGCACGTTATTCGTACCAATGCAGGAAATGCAACGCTTCAGTCTGATTTAACTATTTCCCGGATTAGTGTTTCAACTTATGCGTCTATCCCTACCAAGCTTACGCAAGGCAGACCAATCCAGATTTTTGTTGAACGGCTCAGAGACCAACCCCAGTTTACTCTTTGGCCGGTACCTGACTCCTCAATCCAGTACACACTGTTCTACTACAGACTTCGGAGGATTGAAGATGCGGGAGATGGTTCAAACACACCAGATGCTCCTTTCAGGTTTCTTCCGGCTATTGCTTCTGGTCTTGCTTATTACATTGCCTTAAAAACCCCTGAGCTTTCTAGCCGGGTTCCAATGCTTAAACAAGACTACGATGAACAATTTAATCTGGCAGCAGGCGAGGATCGTGAAAAGGCTGCTGTCAGGTTTGTGCCTAGAATGTTTGGGGTACGGACGTGAGCAACAAATATGCTCGTAGGAGCAATGCTCTTTCTGAATGTGATCGATGTGGGTTTCGATATAAACTGGGTCAGTTAAAAGAAATTATCATCAAGAACACTCCAGTTAATCTTTTGGTCTGCCCAACCTGTTGGGAGCCAAGTCAGCCTCAATTACAGTTGGGTAGTTTCCCGGTAGAAGATCCTCAAGCTATCAGGAATCCAAGACCAGATTTCACAGGTTATCCACAAAGCAGGGCACAAATTATTCCTTTGTTTGGTCAACAACTCTCTTCAACAGCCGGTGTTTTAACTGTAGTTATTTCGTGAGGATGTTATGAAACATTCAGATGTAAAGATGGACAAGAAGGTTGTTAAATCAGCCGTTCACAAGCATGAAAAGGCGATGCACCCCGGAAAGCCTCTTACCAAATTGAACAAAGGTGGTGGGGTTAAAATCCGTGGTACTGGCGCAGCAACCAAAGGCATTATGGCTCGTGGTCCGATGGCATGAACTACACTGAACTCAAAGATGCGGTAAAGGATGTCGTTGAAATTGACATCCCTGATTCTGTAATGAATATGCTGATTAAACAGGCAGAACAGCTCCTGTTTAATGAAGCACAGCCTCCGGCACTCAGAAAGAATCAGACAGCGGCTGTTACGGCAGGAAACCCATATATTGGATTGCCTACAGATTTTCTGTTTCCGTATTCTTTGGCAGTGATTAGTGCAGGAGATCATTTTTATCTCCTGCCCAAGGATGTGAACTTTATTCGAGAGGCATATCCTGATCCATTAACTGTTGGAAGACCGCAGTTTTACGGAATCTTTGATGCCAGCAATTTGATTCTTGCTCCAACTCCGACATCAGCTTATACGGTTGAGCTTCATTATGCGGCTTATCCAGAATCCATTGTTACAGCCACGAACACATGGCTTGGAACAAATATGGATGTTGCTCTTTTAAATGGAACCCTGATTCAAGCAATCAGATTTACAAAGGGCGAAGAAGCAGATGTCAAGGTTTATCAAGCAATCTATACCGAATCTGTGAAGGCCTTTAAACAATTGTCTGACGCAAAACTCAGGCAGGATGCTTATAGGTCTGGTCAGGTTAGAGACAGGGTGGTGTAATGATTACCGCAGGAATGTGCAACAGCTTCAAGGAAGAACTCCTGAAAGGTATTCATGATTTCACCACGGATACCTTTAAGGCTGCTCTGTACACCAACTCCGCCACTCTAGGACCGTCTACAACGGTTTATACGACCTCAAATGAAGCGTCAGGTGGTGGGTATACAGCAGGAGGCAATACGCTCACTGGAGTGTCTGTATCGCTTTCTCAGGGGGTTGCTTATGTGGACTTTAGTGATACCACTTGGACTGCCTCAAGCTTTTCAGCAAGAGCTGCTTTGATTTACAACTCAAGCAAGGCCAATCGTGCTGTTGCGGTCTATGAGTTTGGAGAGGTGAAAACAGTCTCTTCTGGAAACTTCCAGCTTCAGTTCCCTCCTGCAAGTCCAACTGAAGCAGTTGTAAGGATTGGGTGATGACTACATGGTCTCCAATTAGTCTTCCTCCGGCTCCAACATATACAGATGTTTTGACTGGAGCAATCCTTTTGGAGTCTGGGTTTCCTGATTATTTGCTCCAAGAAGATGGATTCCCTCCAATTCGGATATTGTTGGAAGGATCAGATAATTCCACAATCTGGACACCTATCGTACCCTGATCATGCCAATCATCAAACTTAGCTTTAAACCCGGAGTTAATAAAGAAAACACTCGTTACACAACTGAGGGTGGTTGGTACACGTCCGAGAAGGTTAGGTTTCGTCAGGGAACTCCTGAGAAGATTGGTGGTTGGGTAAGGATTTCTGCCAATACATTTAGAGGATTGGCTCGGTCTCTATGGGCTTGGGCTACTAATGCTGCATTTAAAGTTACTGGGGTTGCCACAGATTATGGTCAATACGCTGAGTACAACGGTGGTTATGGACAAATCAATGCTGTAACTTCTTCTTTCCCCGGAGCAACATTTTCTTTTACTGCCGGTTCTTCGGTTGTTGTTGTCAATCTTGGTCTATCTATTACACCTACCAATCAGAATTGGATTGGAGCAGGTGCTCAAGTTATTAAATGGACGACCACATCAGGGAATATCACCCCTACCCTGATGAATAATTATCATAAAATCGTTGCAGTTGGATCTCCAAGTTACTCTTATCTTTCTATTGATATTGGTGTGAATTCTACAGTCACCACCAACATTAACGGAGACATTCGAGTACTAGAAGCCCAATCAAGTGTTTTGCATAGTCAAGCAAATTTTGGTCAAGACTTAGTGTTTAATCGCAGAGGTGGAAATATGTGCCTCTGGAATGGCAGTTATGCTTTATTTCTGCCTGATAATACATTTACAACTAATTTTGCAGTCAATCCTAACTCTTTGGTTTTGGCTGTTATTGCCCCTCCAAACATTAACTCTTATACAAACGGCAGAATCCCTGTAACCTTTTACAGCACATCAAGTTTGCCATCTCCGTTGGTAGCAGGCACGACGTATTATCTGTCTTCTCCTAGCGGAAGCAGTCCTTCTACTTTGTTTGATATTTACACCGCATTAACCGGGGGTTCTTTAGTAACTTTGACTAACAACGGGACAGGCACTCATTACATTGACATCGTTGCCGCAAAAGTTATTGATGTTGTTAGTGCTGCTGGAAATACCACGGCTGATGCTCCAACTGCTGTTAATGTTTCATTTGTTTCTGACATTTACAGGTTTGCGTTTGCATTCGGTGTAAATGATTATGGTGATGGCGATACATTTAATTTAACCGCTATCAATAAAATGCTGATCCGTTGGTGTGATCAAGAGGATATATCGCAGTGGACTCCTCTTGCTACCAATCAAGCAGGCAGTCTGCCTCTTTCACGAGGATCAGAAATCATTCAAGTGATTCAAGCTCGACAAGAGATTCTGGTCTGGACTGACATTGCTCTTTATTCTCTTCAATACCAAGGACCACCCACTGTATGGGGTGCTCAGTTGCTTGGTGACAATATCTCTATCATCAATCAAAATGCTGTGGCTTATGCCGCTGGATCAGCGTATTGGATGGGTGTAGATAAGTTCTACATCTATAACGGAAATATCGACACTCTAAAGTGCGATCTTAGGCAGTACGTTTTCAGTGACATTAACCGCAACCAAACAGATCAAATCTTTGCTGGAACCAACGAAGGTTTCAATGAGGTTTGGTGGTTCTATTGTTCTGCTGATTCGTCAGTTGTAAATCGTTATGTCATTTACAACTATTCTGAAAAGATTTGGTATCACGGATCTTTAGGCAGAACTGCTTGGTTGGATTCTGGAATTCGAGACTATCCTCTTGGAGCAACCTATAGCTATAACTTGGTTGATCATGAAAACGGGATAGACGACAACGAAACCGGAACTCCTGCTGCGATCAATGCTTATATTGAATCAGCAGAGACTGATGTTGGTGATGGTGATCGACTCATGTTTGTTAAACGAGTGATCCCTGATCTAACCTTTAGAGACTCTACTGCTATGTCTCCTGCGGGGACAATCACGCTACGTCCTCTTCTGAACTCTGGGTCAGGGTATTTAAGTCCTGCTTCAATGGGCGGAACATCGTCTAATGCTGATGCTACAGTCACAAGGACTGCTACGGTTCCAATTGAGCAGTACACACAACAGGTGTACATCCGTCTGAGATGTCGTCAGCTCACCATGAAGTTTGAATCTAATTCATTGGGTGTTCAGTGGCAGTTAGGTTCTATGAGGCTTGACGTAAAGCTCGATGGCAAAAACACAGGCTATGGTGTTTAAATGCCAAGATACGACCTAGACACTGTTGAACCTCCTGCGCTACCTCTTGCTCCGGGTGAATACAACCAAGGTGAGCGAGATAAGTTTAGCAATGTCTTGCGTCTATATTTCAATCGAATTGCTTCATTTGTCAGAAATTTAATTGGTACCGCTGGTGGAAGATTTTTAGATTTCCCAAATGGTTCGTTTTCTGACAATCGTGATTACGAACTTGGTTCGTCTTCTGTAGCAGCGCCTATTCGATTTGACACAACCTATTACTCAAATGGGTTGTCTTTAATTTCTGAAAATATTTCCAAAAATGATTTTGGAAGTAATTTATTTGCTACCGTTGACGATGGTGCTGGTGGTTCTGGAAATGTTTTAACTATTACTGTAGCAATTATTTCTGTAGATATTTATGTTGGCATGGAAGTGACGATGGCAGGACTTCCTGCTGGAACTTACATAATTCAAAAAAACGCCGTTAATCAGTTTTTAATTAGTACGTCTGCTTTAATATCTTCTACGGCAGTGTCGTTCACCGGCAATTCAAAAGTTCAAGTTGCTTATCCGGGCAGATACAACTTTCAATTTAGTATTCAACTCGTGAACTTTACTAATAATCCTCATACAGTAAGTATTTGGTGGAGAAAAAACGGTACAGACATTGCTGATTCAAACAGTGAGTTCGGTCTGCCGGTTAGAAAAGGATCAGGCGATCCGTCTCACGTTATTGCATCTATGAATTTCTTTATAGACTTAGAAAGAGACGACTATATTCAGATAATTTGGAGAACGCAGGATGTTGATGTCTATATAGAACATTTCCCTGCGGTCCCTGCTGGAGCAGGAACTCCTGCTATTCCTGCCACTCCGTCAGTGATCTTAACTGGCAGCTTTGTTAGTCGGCTAGTGAATTCGTAAGGTGATGTATGCTGCGTAAAAAGAAATCCACCTCTCAGAAGACAGAGCCGGTTAAGGAAAGCAAGTCACTGCTTGAGTCTTTAACTGAGCGGCTTAATGCTATTCCTCCAACGATCACTGAAACTCGTAGGATCGGTACTGGATTTGGTGTACGCAAACGAACTGTCGAAGTTCCTAATCCGGAATATGTTGCGCTTCAGAACCAAATAAACGAACTACAGACAGCGCCTCCAGAGCCACCCAAAGCTACGCCTGAGCCTGCTCAAACGACCCCTGAGCCTTCTTTTATGGGGCCAGTTGCTCCAGCCAACCTTCCGACTGATATAGCTCCACTGAGTCTTTCTGGCATTCAGGGTTTGCTGATGCCGAAGGTTGAAGCTCCTGTTGAGCCTCCTGTTGAACAGCCAAAAATCGCTGTTGCTCCCAAGCTCACTCAGAAAACTGTTACTCCACAAAAAGCTACTCCTGCGCCGCCGAAAATATATGTGGACCCAGTTCGGGAAACAACTCGTCCAACTGAAGAGTTTGCTCCTCCCACTTTGGCTTCTTTGTCTTCTCAAGCAGAGGCACCAAGCGTTACTGAATTTGTAGGACCACCGGGTCCAGCAAACATTCCCACAGATACTGCTCCGCTAACTCTGTCAGGAATTGAAGGGTTGTTGAAGCCAACCACTTCTCCTGTAAATGTTGAGGAACTAAAGCAGGCTCTTGCTGGTGTTGGTGATCTAAGTGGTGGTGTTTCTTTTGCGCCGGATATTAAAACTGATGTTCCTCTTGATGTCGGAACAGTAGAGTCTGATAAATATATAGAAGACAATTCTCGGTTTTCTCGTGCCAAGCTTGATCCAACTGGGCAGAAGATTTATGACCAGTTGAAACAACAGCGGGAGTCAATGGAAAAAGCTATTGGCGCAGAAAAGGCGTCAGAGCTTTACACCAGCATTGGCGATCTGACTCAAGAAGAAACTCTTGCCATGATGGCATCAGAGCTTCGAGATACTGGCATCACCGATATTTACAAAGTTAAACAGCAAGACGGGATTGTTCAGGCTCCAATTCAATATGGTGAGATTGAAGCTGCTGGAGAAGGTGCTGCACGGGAAGGGTATTACTACCGTGATCCAAGAACCAATGAGATTAAAGAAGTTGATCCAAGCCAAGTCAAAGATTTTCAAGCTGCCGTTCCGGGACGGTATACAGATTCCGGAGAAGGCGGTGGTGAGTATGTACCCGGTTCTGCTCCTTCTGGCTATGTAGATGTTCCGGTTAAACAGTATGTCAATACTGAAACTGGCGAGCTTCTTAAACAAGATATTTCACGCTCTGAATATCAGACAAGTGACAATATCTTAGGTGATTCAAGTGTTGCAAAAAGAACCTACACCGGAACAGGTGTTCAGTTCACTCCAGACGGCGTACCAATTTACTTTTCAACTGGATTTAAACAGCCGTCTAGTTGGGTAAGGTTTAGAGATCAAGTAAGGGCTCTTGCTCCTTTAGCTGTTGCTTTCATTCCCGGGATTGGTCAAGCCTTCACTGCTGCTGCGTCAAGCATTCTGGGAGCCGGAGCTAGTCAAGCTGCGGTCGGAGCATTGTCTAAAGGACTAGCTTCTGCTGTGGCAGGCACAATCGCCACAGGAGACCTTGAAAAAGGCATTCTGTCAGGATTGACTTCAGGGGCTCTTGGATATGGCCTAGGGGCTCTCCAAGGGCTCGCGGACGTGGCATATATCCCAGAGGTTTCTGCGTCTCAATTAGAAGCTATTGGCACTGGTCCTTTGGACTACGGTGTTGCAGCTATGGAGCCTTCTGTTGCGGCAGAAGCCTTGACTAGCTTGGCAAGTGATCCAAATATCGCAGAAGAGCTTTCCAATCTAAGTTCCACTGGAGCATTGGCTTCTATTGCCACAGAAGTCCCAGTAGAGTTTTTGCAAGACATTGCGTCAGACATTCCTACAGAATCTTTGGAGAAGTTGACGGACGCTGTGTCTGATCCAAATCTTGTTGCTATTCAAGATCCAGAAGTTCTGTCTGACTTCCTGCCTGATGTGGCAGATGTGATTGAGACTGGTGGTCCTACAGATATTCCTTCCAGTGATCTTTTACAGGAAGCTGGATTTGATATTCCAGAAACACCTAGTCTTCCTGACACACGCCTTGAAGATATTCTTGATCAATCAGCATTAGAAGATATTGGGGTTACTGACACAGGTCTACCTTCTGGTGAGTTTGATATTACGGACATTGTTCCAAAAGACAGCTTGCCTGACATCACGCCACCTGATTTAGGTATTACTAACGTACTGCCAGACAGTCAGTTTGATATTACTGATGTCGTTCCTGAAGGTGTAACTACTGACATTTCAGACGTTCCTCCTCTGGGAGATACTTTTGATATCACTGATATTGTGCCCGGAGAAGAGTTATCCGACATCACTGATGTCGTACCTCCGGCAACAGAGGAAATATTTGATATTACTGATGTAGTCCCGGGAGATGTTGCAGCTACCGATATTCAGGATCTTGCTGAAGCAACAGACATCACAGACACGATTCCTTCAGGCGAAGCATTGGATGTTTCCGATGTTTTGACTGAAGACATTCCAGATATCACTGACGTTGCTCCATCAGAAGACACAACCGATTTTCTTGCTGAGGGCGTTACTCAGGCAGAAGATGTCCTCCCTGAGATTTCAGAAGCCATTCCCTCTGAAGAAGCATTTGACATCACTGATGTTCTTTCAGAAGAACCCATCACTGACGTAACCGATGCTGTTCCTGCGGATACTGCGCTTCAAGATGTAGTAGAGCCAACTGTTTTTGAAGCGGCTCCTGATGAAACATTTGACATTACAGATGTTATCCCGGGAGATGATGCTCAGGACATCACAGATGTTTTATCTGACGAGTTAAACGCCCCTGAATCAGCAATTGGCACTGAAATTTCTGAAGAGCCATTTGACATAACAGACGTGGCTCCAGAAGATCAGTTTGATATTACTGATGTTTCTGGAGAAGTTGTTCCAGAGTTGCAGCCAGACGCATTGGAAGTTGCTCCTGATGTTTCAGGCGAAGTTTTTGATATCACGGATGTTGTTCCAACAGAAGAGCTGCCTGATATTACAGATGCGGTATCAGAAGGTTTGACTTCCGCAGAAGATGTAACACCAAGTATTACCCAAGACGTTTCTGTACTTCCGGAAGAACCTTTCTTAGATATTGAAGAACCGGTATTTGAACCTGACACCTTTGAGCCAATCAGTCCTGATTATCAGGACATTGATGCAATTTTGGCAGAGGCTGAAGCTCCAGAGTTTGATATCACCGATATTGTTCCAGAAGCAACTCTTACGTCTCCGCAATTTGATGATGTAACTTACGACGATTTTCAACAAGGACTTGGTTCTTATACTGGAGCAGAACCTCCTGTTGAAGATATTTCGTTGGGAGAAACTCTGGACTTTGTGGAACCGGACATCTTTGACGAAGACTTTGGGGTTGAGCTTACTCAAACTGTTCAAAACGACCCGGGGTTTCTTCCAGAAGAATTTTATGATGTTCCGCCATTGCCAAAATCGCTTTCAGAGCTTGCGGATATCACTGACGTATTAGAAAGCACTCCCGGTGGTGCAATGACGCCAGATGAGTTCTTGCAGGCTGTAGAAGAATCGAGTGTAGGCGATCCGTATATCGCATCAGAACTTGCGGGGTCTTTGCCAAGTGATTGGGATCTCCCAGACTTAAGTTATTTGAATACGGGTGTTGCTCAGGATCTGGCTGCTGCCGGATCTGATACTGGAATGCTGCCCGGATTTGATACCGACTTAAGCTATCTCAACACTAGCGCTGGCCAAGAAGCTGCTGCGGCAGGTTCTGACACTGGAAACTTGCCGGGTAATGTCATGACCCCGGAGCAAGTGGCAGATGCTTTAAAGGGCGGTGCTGGCGATCCGTATGTAGCCTCTGAGATTGCTGGTGTAGACCCCTCTGATTGGGATCTTCCTGACCCGACTGATATGCAGGAGTTCTTTAAATCTCCTGCTGGTAAGTTGGCTTACAACCGTCTTACTTCTTTCTTATTAAACAAACTCAAGGGCGATGCAGGCTTGTCTTCTGCGGCTAACCTGATCAATCAATCGGGACAGTCAGGAATCGCAGGTCTTGGTGCTTCTGCCCCAAGTGTACAATTTGGTTATATCCCTGATTTTGATATCACCAAAGCCTTCTCGCCCACTCTTTATGCTCTGCGTCAGCGAGGCCAATGATGGATGATTATTTTGACATCACCGATGTAACCCCTGATTTTTCGGAAATGTCTTTGGCAGATATGCTTAAAGATGTTCCGACGCCGGATTATGTCGCACAGTTAGGTGATTATGGGTTTATGGTTGAAAACATAGATCCGAATGAGCTTGCTGCTCAGATTGCGTCTGGTCAGTCTGGAGGCGATTGGTCAAAGCTGGCCGGAACTCTGTTCAATGCTCTTAAGTCTCCTTCTGCGATTGCCGGGATTTTGGGAACAGGACTCGGAATGTCCAAGCTTGGTAAGGCTTCTAGTGGAGGCTGGCAAGGAACAATTCCTAAACTAACAGCCACGAGAACTCAACTCCCACAGGATGAATACAAACCGTATTCCGGCAAAGCTGTTATGGGAAGACAGTTTTTCTCTCCGGTCACCTATTCGCCTAAAACAGCTACACCAGCAATAACTGCTCCTAAAGAAACGCCTGTCGCTGAAGAAAATCCTGTAGAAGACACCACAAATACGAATGCCTCGGGTGGAATCATAAAACTTGCTCAAGGCCGTTACCTTCGAGGAAAGACTGACGGCATGGCAGATAAGATCCCTTCTTCAATTGAAGGTAAACAGCCTGCTGCCTTAAGTCATGGTGAGTTCATCATTCCTGCGGATGTGGTGAGTCATTTGGGGAACGGAAACTCTGATGCGGGAGCAGACGTGCTCTATAAAATGATGGATCGTGTTCGAGAAGCTCGAACAGGAACCAAGAAGCAAGGTAAACAAATCAAACCGGAGAAATTTATGCCCGGTGGTATTGCAGGAATTAAACGCTTCCAAGCGGGTGGCGTATCGACTGGGGTTACTGGAGCGACCGGAACCCCTATGGGAGCAACCACCACAGGATCTCTTGCTCCGTACATTGGAGATTATGCTTCTGACTTCCTGTCTCGTGGTCAAGCATTGGCTAATGAGCCCTATCAGGCCTATACCGGACCTCTAACTGCTGGTGAAAGTCCTGTTCAGACTCAAGCGTTTACACAAGCACAAGGAATTGCTGGGACTCAGTTTGATCCTAGTAAATTCATGAACCCATATATTCAGTCTGCACTCCAACCTCAGCTAGATACCTTGCGCAGAGAATCCGATATTAACCAAGCAAAGATTCAGGGTCAGTTTTCTCGGGCAGGAGCATTTGGTGGAGCACGAGAAGCTATTGCTCGGGCAGAGAATCAAAGAGCATTGACAGACGCTCAGGCAAGAGTTACGGGTCAGGGCTACATGACTGCCTTTGATCGTGCTATGCAAGCTTTCCAAAACGAGCAAGCTCAAGAAGTGGCTGATCTTCGTGCCATGTTGGATGCTGGCACTACTCAAAGAGGGATTGAGCAAGAAGGTATTACGGCTCAGAAAGCTGCCTTTGAGCAAGAGCGTGAAGATCCGCTTCAGAAGGTCAAGTTCCAACAAAGCCTTCTTAGTGGTCTTCCAACCACGTCTTCTGCGGTTGAAGCAAATACTTCTTTCCTTCAGAAACTTGGTTTGTCTGTTGATCAAGCAAGCAAGCTGGCTACAGAGATTCAAAAGCTCTTGGATAGCAATAAGACTTCTGGAAGCACAACCGGAACCTCTTCTGATACGGTAGGCTAAGACATGAAAACCGAAATCCCAATGGGTCTTCAAGCCTTGCTTAAAGCGTCTGCTGTTCTACAACAGACATCCTCTCCAACTGCTCCCGGTCCTCAAGGTCAACAACCCACTGTAGCCAGTCAGGTTGCTCAACAAGCTGAACAGATGATTCCTGCCATGCCTGAAGTGAAACAGCAGGCAGGGATTGCTAATGCGTTAAAAATGCAGCAGATGTCTGAGCGCCAACAAGCTGCACAAAATCCTGAAGCTATCGCGCAGATGGCAGCAAACCTGATGCGTCAAGGTGCAGGATCTCTTCCTGTGAATATGCAGTTTAAATCAGGTGGGATTATTGGATTCCAAGCTGGCGGGGAGCCTGAAAATCCCCGTGAAAAGCGGGAAAGGTATGCTCGTGAGTTCCGTGAAAGGATTGCTCGCGGACTTGAACGTATGGGATCTGTGTTTGAACCTGAAGCACCTGTTCAATACGCAGAGGCTATTCCTCAAAGAGAAATCCCATCAGAGACTGGCGCACAGCTTGGACCTGTTCAAAGGGTCTCTCCAGAGCCTGAAGCAACTCCAGAGCCTACAGAAACGGTTAAACCTGATTTAGCAGAAGGTATCCGTGCTCTTCAAACATCTAGCCTTCCAAAGCCTGTAAGGCCTGAGCTATCGGATATTCAATCTCAAACCAAAACTATGGCTCCTGATTTTAAATCTCGGGAAGATTCTTTGAAACAATTGTCTGCTCAAAGAGAAGCAGCAATGGCTCAAATGCCTAATCTTTCTCAAGAAGGCATTGCTGCTTTACAAGAAGCTCGTCAACGTAGAAAAGATCTTTTGGAACAAGAAAAGAAATACGACACCTTCCGGCGGATTGGTGCATTGGGTAGAAGTATGTATACCCGTGGACCTGAATACGATCTGATCAACCAAGCAATTGCCAAACGAGAAGAGGCAGATATTGCTGCTGATCTGAATCACCAACAAGCTGTTCTTAAACTTAAGGAAGCTGAACAAAATCGTCAGCTTGGTAAGTTTGATCGTTCTGAAGAACTGATCAAACAAGGTATTGCACTGGATACAACAGCAGCCAAGGTTAATGCAGACAACTTTAAATCTCTTGCCAATCTTGCCGGAGATGTATTTGGTGCAGAAGCCCGGATGTTCTCAGATGCAATGAATCGCCGTAGTGCTGAAGCTATTGCTATGGCTGATTTGGCAAGCAAAGCTAGGTTGACTGGTGATGCGGAATTGACCAGAAATATCGGTCTTCTCCAAGCTCGTTTGAATGATGCAAATAGCAAAATCAATCAAGAATTGGAAACCGATAGGAAAATGCTAAGTGTTCGCATGATGGGTTTTGACAAAGCGAAACCCGAAGAGAAAGCAGAACTCATGCGTCTCCAACAAGATTTCTTGGCAAAGCTCCAACAAGCAGAACGGCGCTACAATGTTCCATCGCTTAAACAACAGCTATTGAAACTGGAAAACAAATCTTTGGGTGCTGATGCTCTTAGGCAGTCACCCAGTACAAAAAGATTTGACAGTAGCGGAAACCCAATTCAATGAGTGAGCTATGGCACGATATGCAGAGCTTTATAACGGAACCATTCTGGAGTTTCCTGACAACACTCCTGATGAAGTAATCAACCGAGTTGCAAGGGAAGAAACCCTTAAGCTCAATCCTCCTGAAGCTCCTGCTCGATCCACTGAGAGGACTTTTGGTGAGGCTATTGCAGACGTTCCAGTCTCTGCACTATCTGGTGTAGGTAGTGTCCTTAAGTTTCCCGGACAGTTAGTGAGTCTTGTACCCGGTATGAGGGGTGCAGGAGAAACTCTGTCTGCTCCGGGTGAAGCAATCTATCAAGCTGCTCAAGGCCTTAAATCTGAAGGTTTAAAGGTTAGAGAAACTTTGCGTAGTGAAGCAATTTCTGAAGCTGAGAAAGATGGTCTTCTTTCTGCTTTCGCTACAGCTATTACATCCACTCTCAAAGATCCTGCCCTGATCAGCACATTCATTGGTGAGCAATTGCCAATGCTTTTGCCTCCTGCTGCTGCGGCTAGAGTTGCTCAAATTGGAACAGGAGCCCTTACAGCGGCTCAGGTGGGCCGTAGAGCCGTTGGTGCTGCGGTAGGTACTGGAGCAGCCATGCAGGCTGCTGATGTCAGCGAAGGGGCTTATAAACGAACCCTAGAGGCTGCTTATCAACAAGGCATGAGTTCTGAAGAAGCGGAGTCTGCTGCGAATCAGGCAGCAAGGCTTGCTGCTGTTGGAGCAGGAGCAACATCTCTATTAACTCAAAGGCTTCCCGGTGCAAGAGCTATTGAAGAAAGGCTTGCACGAGTTCCCGGAACATCAGGCAGACTGAAATCAGGTTTTGGTGAAGCCACTTCTGAGTCTTTGGAAGAAGCGGGTGGACAAGTTTTTGCCAATCTTGGTGTAAGGACAGTTGATCCTACTCAATCTTTAACAGAGAACGTGGGATCTGCTGCGGGTTTCGGTGCCGTAGGTGGAGCTTTCTTTGGAACCTTGCTAGGCAAGAAAGCTCCCACACCTCTTGTTCCGGGACAAAGAGAAGGAGAGTCCATTGAACAAGCTGTTTCTCGTCTTGTGGCTGAGAGAGATGCTCTCAGAGAAACTCAACTCCCTTCAGGGATTCTTGGTGGCACTGAGCTTGCAGAGCTGGCGTCCAGAATGGGCGATGATGGTAGTCCTTTGGGCTACGGTCTTCTAACCAATTACATTGAGAAAACTGCTCTCCTGCCTGATTCTCCTGCCAAGCAACAATCTATTGAGGTGGCAGAAAGCATTAGACAGCGATTAAACCTAGAGAACATTCAAAGGCAGAGAGCCTCTCAAGCTAACATCATCACCAGCAAAGACCTGATGGATGTTGGCTTCACACCTAATGATCCGGTGTATCAGTCTTTGGTAGGAAAGGATTTATTTAAATCTGAAGATGCTCAGAGTGTTCTTCAGGCATTGGATAAAGAGAAAAACCTTGATCTAGATTCAGAAAGGACTGCCCTGATTGGGCAACTATATCAAGGCGTGTCGAACTATCTCGACACATTGCCGGGGAGTGGATTCTATGCACCTGAACGTGGAACAGATGGAAGAAGCGATGAGGTTTCTGACCAACAACGAACAGTACCCAAGGGCGGACCTCCTGAAGTTGACGAACGAGGAGTGGATAGCGATACAGATGTTTCTGGAGGAATTGATGTTGGAGAGGCGACACAGCAGCCTTCACTAAGGTTCATGACCGAACAGGGTTCGTTCTATGAGGTAGACCAATCAGGAAACACCGCTAGGACGAAACTCTCTCCGGGTAAGGGTCAAGGTACCACCTATGAACCCCATCCAGTTTTGTATGTGTCACCTGAAAATCTGAGAGAGATCCAATCAGACTTGTCTGGAGGAATGGGTGATCACACTCCAAGGCTTGGATACAGACAGGACTTTGATACCGGATCAGTCTTTAAACAAATCTCTAATCGATCAGAGATTCCTCAAGGCGCAGATCCTTATGTTGCAGTGGTAAACCGCAACAACGGAAACATTGTTGGTGTTTATCCTGCCCAGATTAATCCCGAGGTAGGTCTTCATCCTGTTGAGAAACTTTACAAGGATGGAAAGTCTTTCACTCACCTTGGTAACAAAATCACTGAGCTGGTTCAGGACTTTGAGATTGTCACTCCAAAACTTCTCAAAGACCTAGAGATTGATATCAAATCCGGGGTAGCCAAAAGAGTTCTTGGTAAGAAAGTTGAAGATGTTATTGATGAGTTGGCTAAAGCTGCTCCTTCAAAGAAATCTCTCTTAGGTATTCCTGAAGCAAAGTTCCGTCAGCTTGAAACTGAGGCTAAGAAAGATAAGCCTATTCAGAAGGTTGAGAAAGAACCCACTGAAGAAGAACTGTCAGTTAAACAGAGAATTGAAGACCTGAACAAACAGATTGAAGGTTTGTTGCGTCAGGTTTTGAATAAATACGGTTTGAAAGATGTATCCCTGAAGATTGTCAAAGACATGGCAGCTAAGGGAGAGTTCTCAGGAAGACTGATCAAACTTGCAGATGACACAGACAATCCTCTACTGGATCTGCGTCATGAAACTATTCATGCTCTTAAAGAGCTTGGGTTCTTTACCCCGGCTCAATGGAAAACTCTTGAGGATCGAGCCAAGAAGGAATGGATTGATACTTACCTTAAGAATGTTCCTCATGACAAAACACAATCTCGGTATGACGCATACAAGAATATGTTTGAGTCAGAGGGATTGACTGAAGAAGGTGTTGAAGCAGCTTTGATTGAAGAAGCTATTGCTGACGCATTTAGTTTCTTTGCAAAAGAGAAAGCTCCTCCGGGATTGATGAATGCCATCAAAAACCGGATGCAGAACTTGTTTAAAGCAATCAAAGAGTTCCTTGGAACAAATAATCTCACCGCAGAAGACATCTTTGGAAAGATTGAAGAAGGAAAGCTGCCACCTGTTGTGAAGGGTAAGGCTGCTGAAGAGACCAAGAAGTCTTTGTCTTCTGGTGTTCCGAGATCAACTCGTTTGATCATGGAATCTTCCACTCCATTTGCTCAAAATGAATTGGGTTTGAGAACTGAAAAACCCAAAGGAGCAACTGGAGCTAATAATGTTCGTGACATTGCAGAAGCTTTAAACAGGCAAACCATTGAAAACTTTGGTCCAATTACCAGAGAACAATTGTCTGCCTATGATGCCAATGATCTAGCCAAGGCATTGGCTGATGAAGTTGGTTATCAACTTCGAGCAACAGCTCAAACCGGAACCGGATTGGGTTGGTATTCAAACAACTACCCCAAAGCCATAGACAAGTTATCTACAAGGTTTCCAGAGCTTAAGAACAATAAAACTGCAAGATCAGTCTTCACTGCTTGTGTGGCAATTAGCTCTAATGGGGAAGATGTAACAACGAACATCAAGAACGCCATCAAGATGTATGAAGATGTTCGTGCTGGCAAAAAGATTCGTCAGATTGGCGCACGACGAGCAGATGCACTTCAACGAAATAAAGAAAAAGTTATTGCTCTTTTAAACAGATACGGCGATAACTTTACATCTGAACTTCTCAAGACCACCACGGTCAAAGAAATGAATGCTGGTCTTAGGGCATTGGGTGAAAAGCCTGATACAAGCTATCTGGCAAACACCACAGTGCCTGTTGCTGCGATTTATTTTGGACCCAAGCTTGGAGCCTTCTATGCCAATCTGATGGGGGCAGAAGGCTATTTAACGATGGATATGTGGTGGACAAGGACGATGAACCGTATGCGCGGTTTGTTGATGCCTGAAGCCACTCAAGCATCTATCAATAAATTCCAAGAGATGATTGGAACTCCGGGACTTACCAGACAACAAGTTGTTGACGCCACGATTCCGTTTAGGAATAAATACGAAGCTCAGGGATATACGACTGAACTGGAGTTTTTAACGGGCAAAAAAGAGCCTGCTAAAAAAGATGAGCTTCCTGCTTGGATTGAAAAAGCCAAACGTGCGGCAGGAAATGCTTATGATCAATTAGAGTTTGAGCATCGTTTGGAAAAGATGGCTAATACCA